GCAAGAACTCTAAGCTTGAGGAGACCAAGTCGATCCATCAAGACCAAGTAGCCCTTCTGGATAAGGAAGGGATTTTCATTGGCTATGGAAGTAGATTTGAAGCAGGGCTGGTACTGCCACATCATGTGTGGCAGTGCGCACGCGATGGCTTCTTAATTGGTCCAACCGGCAAGCAAGTAGCTCTAGACGGAAAGCTCACGATAATAAGTACTGACTTGGCCATAGTGGACATACCCAACAGGAATTGGTCAACTCTAGGAGTAAAGGTGACGAAACCGATCCCAGTTGCTGGAAACACTTTCGCAGAGGCGTCTGGAAATCCCTTGTTGGATAAAGAGATTGTGCGGCTACAAGGACATCGCTCATTTGGCTATGTGGAACCTGCGTCCTTTGGAATGCTACATTATGGGGGTTCAACCCGACGTGGCATGTCTGGATGCGGGTACTACGTGGGAGACAAGCTGGCAGGTCTGCATATTGGTGGCGGTTTGGTAAACCACGGTTATGCTGCGACTTATATCCAGGCGATAACTAGTCACGGTGAATCAACTGAGGATTACCTGCTGGACCTCGTTAAGCGTAGAAAGCGAGGTCTGGATTATCGACGGGTTCCAGGACTGGTGGGAGAAGTGGCAGTGTGTTTACCTGGGGGAAAATTCACGGTGATGGAAGAGGATGATGCTCTAAATCTCAACATTTTGGGTGATGAGCTGTTTCAGTCCCCTGAAGGCGCCGTGAGTTATGAGGACCAGGTACTCAAGATGAAGAACGTGGAAATTCCATCTGATCCAACTGAAGCTCAAGTTGTGAAGAAGATTTTGGGGGACGGAGGCGAAGCTGAGACGATAGAGGAACTTGATTCGGTTTTTCAGAAGCGCCTGGGAGACCAGGCGCAAGAACTGAGAGACAAGCTCATAGCCATTCAGAGCGAGAGGGCAAAAGAGTCAGTTCGTCCCAAAGTCCCGGCGCGCGATACGTCCCTACTCGAGGAACAGATTTCGGGCTTGAAAAAGCAACTGAAGGAAATCCGCGAGGAAAATCAAAAACAGCGAGAGAAGCAGAAGGAGGAAGCTCAGGCGGATGTACTGTATCAGCAGAGTCTGCTAGAGAAGAAAAGCCAACTGGAAAAGGAACTGGCAAGTGTCAATGTCTTGGCGTCTTCGAAGAAGTACTTGACGACAAGTTCGAAAAGCGCTTTGAAGAGGGCAAAAGCCAAGGAGCGACGTGCCAAGGAAGAGGAGAGACAAGCCAAGCTGCACCTGGAGTTGGACAAGCTGAGAAAACTTGTCCCTACACAGGAGATAGCAGGCTAGGTAGTCTCGAAACTCTGAATCCTGCCGTGGCTGAAAGATGGGATGAAATCGTTAACGTCTTGGGAAGAAATCCTGCTGAACAGTATGTGGCTCCGCCAGACACTGATGCAGCTTTATTAGACTCTTTGTGTTGGCATGGAAGGAAATATCGTGAGGTCGAAGAGAATACAGTGGAGCCCAGTCTAGATGAATTCAAAGTTGTTGTGACTAGAGTTTGTCAGGACTTGGGTATACTCTACAGTGTTCCCGACTACATGAACTGGGACATCTTTGAGAAGATCCTGCAAGAGATTGACCCGAAGAAAAGTCCCGGTTATCCTTTCAAGTCTTGGGGAATTACCACAAACAAGCAGATCTTGGAGAGTAGTCTGATGCTCGTTCAATTGTACCGTATGGTGCATGAGCGTTTGGACAAGCTTTCTAGGGGTGTAGTTGGTGGGGATGACATTAATTTGTTCATCAAAAATGAACCCCACAAGAAGAGCAAGGCAGCGTCTAAACGGTGGAGACTCATTTCTGGTGTAGGTCTAGTTGACAACATAGTGGACAGGTTCTTGTTTGGTGGCCTGCTGGAGAAAGTGGATGAGCTTGCTAAGAGGATGAAAATTCCGATATTGGCAGGCTGGGTTCCATGGGGCGGTGGATACCGCGCTCTGGCGAATACCATAAAGAGCCCGCAGTCTTGCGACAAAAGTGCTTGGGACTGGACGTTGCAGAGTTGGATTGTGCAGGGTTTTCAACAGATCCTGCTGACCACTCAATGCAATGGAACATGGTCTCGGGCCATTGATGCGAGATTGGCCACCTTGTTTAATGCTAGTGTTTTCCGAGTTGGAGAAAGACGCTTCAGACAGAAAGTTGTGGGAATCATGAAAAGTGGTTTCCTGGGCACTATTGTGTTCAATTCT